AGGCCCGCATCTCTAGTCGTCTCTGGTCGAGGCGCAGGCAACTAAATGCCTTGCTGTCAAGTACCCCGAAAGGAGGCATTGACTGGTGTTCGACACCAAAGCATCGGTTCTACGGTTGCGTGCGGCTGGGTTAACACCCAACCAGGCACGAGCCATAGTGGACTTAGTTCAGAAATGGGCTAGCTCCTGTGGTGAAGAATGGGCGGTTGACCGGATTAAGTCCTTGAAAAAGAACCTTCTCCGGCACTACGCGGGGTTGAGCCCTGTAGAGGAACACTCCTGGACACGTTATACATCCCAAGGACCGAAGGGTCCCTTTCGTGTTCTGTTCCAGATGAGTAGGAGTAACTTCCGAAAGGCCTGGAACTGTATAATGTTGTACACTGGTTTTGTGTATCAACACCCTGTTCTCAGGGTTACACAACGTCAGTGGCTGAAGATGCAGAGCGCCGTGAGGCGCGATGCCGTACCTGCGGATGCCCTGGTTGAGGGTATCCGACTGGTCCACGAATCCCCTTTCCGAGTTGACATTCGTGTCAACAGGGATGATGGGATGCCACTTTTGTGGTATAAACCATCTCCTAGTAGGAGAGCGCCTGTAGGGAAAGTCACTGTTCCCGATGTGGAAGGCGTTATACCTTCCATGAGGGCTCTCAGTGAAAGAGCTACTTGGTCGTCCTTGAATATGGACATCCTTGATGGCACCCTAAAGGGGGTGGCACCGATTGAGCTCTCCATTCTTGAGGCTAACCTTGAGGATGAACTTAAGTCCGGTTCGCCACCTCTTGAGGAGGACTATCGCCCCTTGATGGGGGTGATGGCCCTTATCCAAGAACCTGGGTATAAACTCAGGTTTGCGGCTAACCCTTATCGCATCTACCAAATGGCCCTTCGGCCTTTGGGGGATGCGCTTTACGATGCTCTGAAGGAAGTGCCGAACGACTTTACGTTCGACCAGACTGCTGGCGTGGAGAACATTCAACGTTGGCTGTCTGATGGTTACCCATCTATCAGCATGGATCTGTCGAATGCTAGTGATAGCATTCCCCTAGACCTTCAGCTCGAATTATTGAGCTTGATGGGTGTCCGCACGAGGTGGCTCCAGTTTTACCGTGACTGTTGTCGCGGTGACTGGTATATCACCCTTGAGAAGGGTGGTATAACACGGACAATCTCTTGGACTGTCGGTGCTCCACTTGGTCTGTACCCTGTGTTTGCCAGCTTTACACTCTGGCACCACAGTATGGTTCAGTCATGCTTTTCCCATCTGAGTATTCCTCAGGTTGGGGGGGTGTGGCCTTACGCCATCATAGGTGATGACCTTTGGCTCGGGAATGCAGAGGTTGCTGATCTCTACGTTTCCCGTATGCTATCCCTGGGTGTCCAGGCATCAACCTCTAAAGGGTTGGTGTCTAGGTCCACGGCCGACTTTGCCGGTCGCGTGATAACACCTAACGATGTTATTCAGGGGTTCAAATGGAAGGGTCGGTCCTCCGACGAGTCCTTTGTGGACTATTGTCGGAATATCGGCCCCGGGGCACTCATTCTCATGAAGCCCCGCCAGAGGAGGGTGATCAACTTTATTGCTGATCTCCCCGAGCCTTTTGGCTTGGGGTGGAACCCTCTTGGTATCCCGGTTTCTGAACGCCTAACGCCACTGATCGAAAGACAGTGGTCACGCGACGAGCGTGTAAGGACGTTTGAACGGGGTGCTGTATGGATTAACCGCATCTTGTATGGTGCTGGTAACCTCTACCTGACGCCCAGTGCCCAAAAGGCAATGGATGTCGCTCCCCTAGCTTCCGACCAGGAAGCCTCTTTTTTGGCATCTCAAGTTTTTCCCGGGTGGGAACCCGAGGTCTACTTGTGGGCCAATGCGGCGGAGCTGCTCCTTGAGAACAAGGATACGCTCTCGCCACCTGAGCGAGTGAAACTACACCTTATGCTTCAGCGAGTCTCATCTCTCCCGAAAAGGGATGAAGTTCCGACGTTGGTTCAGTTGGAGCGCAAGATTCGTCGAGTGCTGTCACGTAGTCGTTAGACCAAGGGTCAGCCCCTACTAGGTTGGCTCGGAACGCGTCGTAAACACGGCCCTTTAGTAAGGCTTGACGCAACTAGGCACGTTGGCTTTCCGCCCG